TGAAAGAGGTTCGGGTCAATGAAGAGGTAGTGATTGAAGGCGAGTTGAATTTAACGAAGTGCGTTCCGGTTTTTGGTGTATTGCGAATTATGGGTAGGTTAAATTTTGGTTTCAAGTGTGACATAGTTGCTTGGGAAAATTCACGCATATTTGCCCGGCAAAATTCAAGCGTAGAGGCTAGGGGAAATTCAAGCGTAGAGGCTTGGGAAAATTCACGCGTAGAGGCTAGGGAAAATTCAAGCGTAGAGGCTAGGGAAAATTCAAGCGTAGAGGCTTGGGGAAATTCAAGCGTAGAGGCTTGGGGGAGTTCGAGCGTAGAGGCTGGGGAAAATTCACGCGTAGTTGCCCGGGGAAATTCAAGCGTAGAGGCCAGGGGAAATTCAAGCATATTTGCCTGGGGAAACTCAAGCGTAGTTGCTTGGGAAAATTCACACATATTTGCTTGGGAAAATTCACGCGTAGAGGCTAGGGAAAATTCACACATATTTGCTCGGGAAAATTCACGCGTAGAGGCTTGGGGAAATTCAAGCGTAGAGGCTAGGGAAAATTCAAGCGTAGAGGCTTGGGAAAATTCACGCGTAGAGGCCTGGGGGAGTTCGAGCGTAGTTGCCCGGGAAAATTCAAGCATAGAGGCTAGGGAAAATTCTGTAGTTAGAATAACGGAGGCAATTAAAGATGTTGTGCTTCATGGTTTTTCGGTCTGCTTTAAGCCGGCTGATTTAACGTTTAGAGTAAAGAAAAAATCAAAGAGTGCAATTGTTCAAAGGATTAAATTATTAACTAAGGGCAGGGAATTACGATCTAAAAAGGCTTTTTAAGAAAAACAAATTTTAGGAGGACACAATGAAAAAGTTCTGGATGGTAATAGGGGAATACTCAGCCACAACAAGCAAGAGGCACGAAACATTAGAGTCTGCAAACACAGAGGCAGAGCGGTTAAGTGCTTGTGAGCACAAGAGATTTTATATTTTAGAGGCAACCTCATTTTGTGAACCGGAAAAACCTGCTATAGTCTGGCAGAATCTTTAGGGAGGATAGATGTCTAAAAACGAAGACCAATATAGGCTTTTATGGACAAAGGTTTCTACCTCAAAATACCGACATCCTGGGATGTTTTGAGTAATGTTAAAAAATCAAAGAGAAAAGCACCGGACGAGAAACCCGCAGAAATAAGGGGGACATATCGAACTGTTGTTATAGATCCCCCTTAAAAGATAATGCGTGGGGATATTGATTATACATTTTATGGGTTTGCAGATGAATGGGATGAAACCATTATAGCATATATTGTGGGTGATTTAAAAATTTTCAGAGAAACATTCTGGTTTAAAGAAAAAAGGAAAGATATTAAGTATGGTCAAAAAAACAACAAAGACAGCTCGTCTGATTTTTATTGGTTTGACTGGCGGACATTGCCGAAAGAGTTTTTAATAGCAGGCAAAGGGAACTTATTTGAATAGGAGAGAGGATAAATGGCAAAAGAAAATCTAACGATAGATGAACTAAGGGCAGGGAATTACGATCTAAAAAGGCTAATTAAATTCATAAAGAACAGTGATTATAAGTCCCCAACTTTCCCTTTTTATGTCAATGATTGGATTTCTGATGAAAAAATTTTCCTTTTTTCTCCTGCAGAAGAAGGTGGTTTTCTCCGGCTTTTATGCTTTTCTTGGTCAAATGATGACTGTGGTTTAGAGGACAATGATGCTGAATTAACACAACTTTCTAAGTTGAACGGTGACTTGAACAAAAGCTTAACAAAAGTCAAACAAAGGTTTAGCAAAATAGGAACTAGGCTGTTCAATGTGAAGCTAGTATTGATTAGAGCAGAGATGATTATAAATCATAATAACCGTTCAGTTGCAGGGGTGAGGTCAGGAAGGGTTAGGAAACTCAAGCGGTTAGCCAATGAACAGACGTTGAACAAAAGGGGAACAAAAGCTCAACCTTCTTCTTCTTCTTCATCTTCTTATTCTAAAGAACATATTACTTCGGGCAAGGAATGCCCGAAGAAGCGGAAAGATTTTGTATTCCCGAAAGCTGATTACGATAAGGTCATCAAGGAATATGAACAGTTGAAAAACATAAAGCATCAGGGTGATGAATATAAACCAGTTCAACAGGCAATTAAAACTATGTTTAAAAGCGGTAGGACAGTTGCGGATATTATCACCTGCATGAGATGGTTTGGGGGAAGCCGAGAAGAATGGACAAATAACTGGACAATCAACACAGTCAAAAAGAAAATGGCGGAGTTTAAGGGCGGTTCGTTAGAAGGCAGGGAAAAGCAAGATGATGAAGTTCAGAAATGGTTAAAGGGGGGATAAAATAAATTAAAGCAGAGCCTGCAAAAAATTATTAATCAAAACGAAACTGAAATCTTAGTTGAAAGGAAAAGGAGATGAAAAGGCAAGAACTTGTTGAACGCTTAATAAATATTCGCAACTGGAAGGAAATCACATCAAAAGACCTGCAGGAGTATTGTAAACACTTTGCGGATACATCGGAAGACCTGCGCAGGAAAGTATTAACAGAAAGAACGATGGAGTTAATGGGTGTTGCGCTTAAACACCATATCGACAATGCAGCAACACTATTAGCACAAGGACACTCTACAATGTATCACAACGGAATGTTGTTAATCCCAAAACAGAAAGATGAAACATTAAGAAAGAAATGGGAAAACTATATACCGGATGGAACATCACCCGATATTTGCAAGATGGCGATCAATAAGATATTAGGCATGAGGATGTAATGATTAAAAACGGTATTACAATTATTGATCATGCGCTGATATTAGAGGACGTAGAAAAGCACAGGAATCACGCATGTTTACATTATAGCGAGTGTTTGGATAAGGCAGAAAGGATTATCAGGGCGCTAACACCACGTCCCAGGGGATATGCAAACCATCCCCTGAAATATTCGTTTAGCTGTATAAATTGCAAGAGGGGAAGCAAATGAAAAAGCAAGGCAGGGTCTTAGAGAAAGACATTACCAAGGCAATACGCAAATGCCTTAATTCCCTTAATGTTTTCCATTGGAAACAGTGGCAGGGCTTAGGATCTACCAGGGGCACGCCTGATATTGTTGGGATTTTGCCCGTATCAATAGCAACCCTGAAAAAGCTGGGCGTTAAGAAAGTAGGGTTATTTTTGGGGATAGAAGTTAAAACGGCCAAAGGGAAAGTTACTGATTATCAGGCTGCATTCCTAAGTGCGATAAGATCTGCTGGCGGGGTAGCAATAGTTGCCAGGTCAGTTGAGGACATAGACCACCTGGAAGGGATAATTGACAAGAGCTAGCCAATAAAACACCCCTGAGGCTTACGAGGTTTGATTCTAAGCCATCCGTTATGGGCTTTGATACTATTGGGTGGCTAAAACGCAGAAATGCCCTGAGGCTTACGAGGTTTGATTCTAAGCGTAGTTTTTTAAATGACCAGTGGAAAACTAGTAAATAAAAACCCCTCTCAAAATGAGAGGGGTTGGGTTGCATGGTTTTCAGTGATGTAGCAAAATCAATTCTTTGCATCAGCAGGTATTTTTATATTCGCTGGGTTTCCTGCGACAACTGCCAAACTATTTAGGCCGTACGTTACTTTACGGACTTCCCATCCGGTAGAATACCGACAACCTGATTTGAGATAGTACCCGTTGCCAAACGAATACTTTTCCCTGTGTTCATCTGCTGGGCGCCACCAGGTTTTATTGTTTTCTGTTCTTTTTTCTCCATTTGCATCTACATCAGGGGCAACCGCCAGATGTTTTGTTTCCTCTGCGTTTCCGGCTGCCCGTCTAAGCTCGGGGAATAAGTCCCTTGTATGCCGTGACCACGCCAATATAAGGGTTTTTTTATGTTTTGTTGCAAAATAATCGGTCATTGAGTCACAGTCATCAACCACATACTCTGCAACAATAGCAGACTTTGCCCAAGCCGGACGATTATTTAAGAACTCACTGCCTTTTCTTTCTAATTTTTTTCTTTCTGCATCTTTTTGTGCTTTTATTGCCTCACTCTTTTTCCTTTTTTCTTCTGATATCTCCCATATTTCGGACACTTTGTCTTGAGACAATATCTGGTTGGTAATGTAGGCCTGTATTCTGTTGTCCTTTTTATCTGCCAAATATTCCAAGAGATAGGCATTTTTGGTTGTCTGGGTATAATTATCGAGGTTAACACACAAGTACTGTGCGCCATACCCAGCGGTAAAATCTGGTATTCCCAAGTTTTTAACGACAACAAAATCTGGGTCAGAGTACCCGTTCAGATGTAAAATTTGTCCAATGGGTAGATTATTTTTTGGATCTTTGTTGTCTTGGACGTCAACTCTTTCCATGCCACTGGGGCCGATGCTATATATTTTGGTCATAATTACCTCCTTTTGGTTATAGCGGTCTGACTGCTCGCCATCTGGGTTACCTTGTCTGTCATGGTTATACCTCCTCCCCGAACTGATAGGGTTCGGGGAGGTTATCAATTTTAGTCCATGACATAATCTGGCCATGTCCTTTTTCCATGATAAACTCAGCCAGTGCCTGTTTTGTGGGTAGGTAGATAGACGCTATTTCCCTGAACCACGGTTCATAGTAAGTCACTTTGTATTTCATTTTTTACCTCCTCCTTCAGGTTTTTGTTAATTCTCATGGCTTGCCTCCTGTTATGGTTATTGGACGTATTAAGTATCTGTCTTTTGTCATGTATCTTAAGGCGGCTTTTTTGTGGGTTGTGCCGCTCTCTTCCATCCTGGAATCCCTCTCCTGTAACCCAAGCTCAATACCCAGCTTGGATAATTCCAACAAATCTCGGATGATCCACTCATCCAGTTCCGCCCAGTCACACTGCAACTGCCTATCCCATCCTTTAATTTCCATTTTATCCCCTCCCTACTAGCTAGTTATTGACTTCTATGGTTATTCTTTTATCCCCTCTTTTACGCCTCGGTGATGACACCTAACTCAATCATCTTTTTTTCTGCTGCTTCATCGACCGGCTCAAGCCCATCATAAGAATCTGGCAGATAAATATCATCTGTCAGAAAACAATCCTGGCCATTAGAATCGGTATGGCAAAACACATTACCTGACCCGGTAACCATCAGATAAGTTGTACCACTGTAATTACCATTGTTGTAGTGGTCACGCTCTGCAAGTGTTGTAGCTGTGTTGCTATTGTAGAGTTTTCCGTCTATTATTTTTTTCATAATTACCTCCTTGGTATGTGGTTAATGAAAAATAATGGTCAGGTGATTAAGAATCCCCCTTGTGTGGACAAGTGAGCCACTCATGTAGGCTCATTTGCCCGTTAGGTGTCTCACCCTCACATTGCAACCAGTCATACATGGCTACATTAAACTCTTTCACAGTTAGACCGTAAGAGGCCGCTACGTCAGATTTTTTGCCCCCAACTGGGTCGCTAGGGATTTTATTGGCGATAATATTTTTCATACAATACCTCCTTTGTCTATGGTTTACAGAAGTTTCTGTAGAGCTTTGATGTGCCCATCTACACGATGGGCGTTACATTCAGACAGCGTAGAGCTGTCTGCGAATGTCTCATGAGAGGAGTTGTTTATCCACTCATGAGAGACCACAGGCTCTTCAGGGAAAAGTGCCTGAAGAGCTCGGGCTCGTCTCTTTGCGCCGAATGGCGCATTGAGAAGAGCCTCTAAAATATCCCACATTGCCTCAGCCTTCGCAACTGAGGCGCAAGGAGGACACAATCCCCTGCCATGCTCATGGCACGGGAAACACAGGATTACACCACAGCGACACCGAGGTGTCTCTATGGTGTCAATCTCGCTCCCACAACGGGAACATTTCTCAATATTTTTCATAATTACCTCCTCTCTATTGGTTAACGGTTACCCTTATATAGAGCAATATCCATGCCAAAAAAAAAGTGCAATAAAATCAATGTGTTCACTAAATGAACGGGAAAACAGAGTAAAAATTATCATCATAATAAAATCAAGCACTTACAGGGCAACAGCATGTAAGTGCTTGAAAATAAAGGAAAACAGAGTAACAATAATTGTTACTTGAGTAACAATAATTGTCACTTGAGTAACAATTATTGTTACTTCAGGGCATTTTTTACTTGACAAAAAAAATAATCGGTGTAGAAATATATTATAAATATTGGTTACAGCCTGGGTTACTTGGTATGTGGTACTCAACCTTGAGGATATGCGCATATTGTAACAATATGGACTGCAAGTATAAGTATGGTAACCAGCAGTATGGCAGCGCAGCACCAGCCAGACATGCGTGTCCGTCTAAAGCAGACCAGCAGCACGCAACTATACGATATGAGTTAGTCCACTATTACTATAGATTGTCTGACGCACCAGCTATAGTGCGATCGCAGATATTGAGAGAGACCATTAAGCCTAACACTCTTATAAGAGTGCAATAAGAGTGCGATAAGAGTGCAAAACAAATAACCGGTAACTTGATAGATAGCTTAGTAGATGACCACTGACAACAGATGTGTGTATATATATCCGGATAACCACAGATGTAGAGCATATCGCCTGAGAGATAGCCTGTACTGTATTAATCATGATCCCGATATCGATAGGACTGAGATTCAGACGCGTAATTTGCCCAGCCATATCGTGCCGGATGAGATAACTAAAGACCCCGTACACGTCAAAAAATTCCTCGGCAGATTAATCGTTGATACGCTGCGAGGCAAGGTCAAGCCAATGACCTGTAACGCAATCACTAACGCAACTGACAAGGTGCTCAAGTGTATTCAATACAGCGACCTGGATACCAAGATGACTGCATTGCTCAATCAGTTACAGGGTAACAGAGACCAGATACATATCCAGGATATGGATTGCTTCACCGTAGATGAGTTGGCTGAGGCAGGGGGACCGGATGGGCAAGGGCCAGGGGGACCGGATGGGCAGGGACCAGATGTACCGGATGTATCCGGGGATAAGAGTAATGGATGATAATCAAGACACAGATTATCAAGTGGGCAGCGTAGATATATCTATAAGATACTGGCGTAGTGGGTTGGATGAGGCTGGCGGACCGGATGGGTTAGCTGAGGCTGGCGGGCCGGATGGGTTGGATGATAGCGACATGAGTAATGATGAGGCCCCGGCCAATCCCCCCAGGGGGTTGCGGGAATAATTGAACCCTCACAACCAGCACACGGCACAAAATCCAGGCAGCGGTTTTAGATGAGTCATAATGACACAGTAGATAAAAAGGTATACAGAGAGGCAGCCAAACTTCTCATTAAGGGTCTTGAGGGTCGAGGTTATGTTATAGTAAAGAGGGCAGAGTTAATCAAGAAGGCGGGTCTGATAGTGGCAGAGGAACTGGGGGTTAAGTAGTGGCAAGCATAAAGAAGGTAGAGAAGGCGATAGACGAGCACAATGCCAAGCGGGGCAAGAGTTTAAACGACGTACTGATATATATTCCAGAGCAGTTAAAGGCAATAGATGTAATGCTGGAGAAAGAGTTGGGATTAGTTGGCGGGGGTAGTGGTGCAGTAGCTGACGGGGGCACAGAGAATTGACACCGCAGGAGAGGCATTTTACTAACATATTCAGGTATCTTTTGACGGGAAGGGACACAAACTACATGTTCATGTGTCCTTGGGGAAGAAGGTATTTTGAAGAGCAGCTGGCGGCGGCAATAGTGGCGAGGTACAAGACTAATTTAGCGATAAAGCTGCTTGCCAAGCTGAATCTTTATTTTTTATCCAAGGTAGTATTGAGGTATGAGGATTTAACGTCTACGACTCACCTGCCATTTTGCGAGCATTTACTAAGAAGCATATCGAAGAACACGAATGTTTTGCCCCGTGGTTATTTCAAGACCACGATTTCCACCAAAGCCGGTGCGATATTCTGCATTATTAACGACCCAAACATAAGGATATTGCTGGTTAATGCGACTGCGACCAATGCCGAGCTTATGCTGAAAGAGATAAAGTCACATTTTGAGGCAAATCCTTATTTCAAGCTGTTATTTTCAGAGCTTATTCCCAAGAATTTTAAGGAAGTGCCGTGGTCGAACAACAAGATGCAGGTTGTGAGGACTGGGAATTACGGTGAACCCACGATTTATGCGGTTGGGACGGACACTAATGTCACATCCGGGCATTTTAATCTGATTATTAAAGATGATTTGGTTAATGAAGATCATTTGACTTCGCCAGACCAGATGAGAAAGCCGATTGAGTGGGAAAAAATGAGTCATTCTCTGTATGTTCCTGATTCAGACCCCAGGAAGAAGCTGGATTGGTCAACGGGGACAAGGTGGGCGTACTTTGATTACATGGCATGGCGGTTAGATATGACCGATGATGAGGAAAAGTATGTTTTATCCTGTTATGATAAGGATGGGAAGTCCACATTTCCCGAGAGATTTCCGCTTCAAGAGTTGGAAAGGATAAGAAAGAGCCAGTCGGACAAAGTATTCAGTTGCCAGTATTTGAATCAGCCTTTACCTGCCGAGACTGCGACATTCAAGAAAGAGTGGATTCAGTATTATGATGATATTCCCAGGGGGGTCCCTTTAAGGACGTTTGTTTTGTGTGATCCGGCACTGTCTCTTGATAAACATGCATGCCACAGGGCGATTGTTGCGGTTTCTATTGATGATTTAAGGAACTGGTATGTAAGAGAGTACACAAGCGGGATATTTCCGGTAGCTGACGAAGAAGGCGGCGGTAAATTATCCCTGATTGGTGAAATATTCAGGTATCACAGGATTTATAAACCTGATTTCTTCGGGATTGAAGATAATGGATTGCAGAAAGCGTTAATTTACCCGCTTAGAGACGAGATGAACAAGAGAAAAATTTATTTCCCCGTTAATTCCCTGCAGCCAACGGGCAGAGAAACAAAAGCCATGAGGATTGAAACCCTTTCGATCCCGTTTTGTGCAAAGAGGGTTTATATCAGGAAGGATATGGAATTTTTAGAGAATCAGTTGCTTGGATATGGGGCGATTGAGAATGTTGACCTTATAGATGCCCTTTCTTACCTTGTCAAGCATGAGGTTGCACCGTCTGAACCGATGGTAAAGGATAAAAACCCCCTGCTTATGGCAAATATCTTACAGGAATTAAAGGAAGATACAAACAGAATATACCCCTTTAGTGAACAGTTGATAGCATAAGATTATGCCGAAGAAATTAATGAGTTGCGTGAGAAAGGTCAAGCATAAGAAAGTAAAAAGCCCCTGGGCTGTTTGTGTTAAATCTACAGGGCAGAAGCCGCATAAAAGGAAGAAGAAATGATGGTATTTAGAAAGCCAAGAGCGAGAAAAACAACGGGCAAGGTAAGAGGAACATTTACACAACCTACCAGAGGCACGGGCGGCAGGCAGGGGACACCGCCTACAGTAAGTCGAATGTTACCGACAAAGAAAAGAACAAATAGAAAAAGGGGGACAAAATGGTATTTAGAGCTGTAAGAAAGCCGGTTAGTGAAAGAAGGCTAATTGGCGGAAGAAGGGGAACAGCATTAGGGGGAACAAGACAACAAACCCAGCCAGCAACTAAACCAGTTGCTACTAGACAAATGGGCAGAGCTGTAAGAAGGCCGGTTAGTGTAAGAAGGCCAATAGGTGGAAGAAGGGGAACAATATCAGGGGGAACAAGACAACAAGCCCAGCCAGCAACTAAACCAGTTGTTACTAGACAAATGGGCAGAGCTATAAGAAGGCCAATAGGTGGAAGAAGCGGTGGAAGAGTGAGTGTAAGGCCTATAAGACCAGGGGGAACGGTTGGCGGAAGAAGGGGTGTAAGGCCTGTAAGGCCAGGTGCGAGAAAGCCCAGGCCAAGAAGGCCATATGGCCTGTTCGGAAGGGGCAGATAATGGCTCCAAGAGAACCAAGGAAAGAGTTAGAACCAAAAGACTGGATTAGAGAAATAGATTTAGGGATTGAGTTCAGAGAGAAGGTTGGGCAGTCGGGGAATTGGGCAAAGTATAACAAATACTATTGCGGTGATTTTAAAAAAAATCTTGTTCCGGTTAATCTGATTTTTGCGAATGGGAAAATCCTGGTTCCTAAATGCTATTTCAGAAACCCAAGAGTTAAGGTTGTTGCCAAACACCCGAAGGACTGGTATGCCTCACGAATAACCGAGGCGATGGATAATCACCTTATTAAAGAACTGCGGATGAAATGGGTAATGAAGAAAATGATTGAGGATACCTACGTCACAGGGATTGGGTTTAATAAACTTGGCTTTGATTCCGAGTATGGGTTTCCGCCGGACACAGAGGAAGATACTACCGTGGTTACAGAGGAAGGGCTGGAGAGAAATATCGAGTATAACGTAAATATCAAACGGGGATTTCCCTGGCTTGGAAGGATTGAACCGCCGGACATTATTGTTCCTTGGGGGTCTGTTTCTTCTGGTGACCCTGAAATAACTGGTATCCCCTGGATGGCACACAGATTCGTCAGGCATATTGACGATGTAATTCAAGACACGAAATATGAAAAGAAAGCAATAAAAGAATTGAAAGAGAAGGGTGGGACTCGCAGGCCTGACATCGAGTACAGCAGGGGCAGTGAGCGGGAAGAAAATTTAGACTATATAGAGATGTTTGAAATCAAGGATTATGCGACAAATAAAATCTATGTGGTGGCAAGAGAGTTTGAGAACTTCTTTATAAATCAGGATGACGAATTACAGATTGACGGGTTCAACTATACCAGGCTGGTTTTTAATACTCATCCCCAATATTTTTGGCCTATCTCTGATATTAAGAACCTTGAACCGCTACAGTTATCATTGAATCTGGCGTTTACCATTCTTGACAGGCATATAAGGCTTGCGCTTAAAAAAGTTCTGGTGCAGAAAGGAACGGTTGAGTCAGCCGAACTTGATAAGCTGACCTCTGATGTAATTGCGGCAGCTGTTATGACTAACGGGAATCCGAACGAGTGCGTGAGAGATTTTAACATTACTGTACCCCAGGAACTGTTTCAGTATATCAATGAGTGCAGAAAGACGTTGAGAGAACTTGTGGGATATTCAAGGAATGAGGCAGGCGAGTTTGACCAGTCAAGCAGAAGGACTGCAACGGAAGCCAAGTTTGTGAAGCAGGGGTCGGAAACAAGGTCGTCTGAAAGAAGGGATCAGGTTGCAGATGTATTTGAGAGAAACATTGCGAAAATGAACCAGATTATTTTTACTCATTGGACGGCAGATAAACCTCAGGTTGTGAGAATAATAGGGGAAGACGGTGTCCAGTATTGGGTAGAATATACAGGGGAAGAGATTAAGGGAGAGTATGATTTAGTGATTAATGCAGAGGAAGCGCAACCAGTTGACAGCCAGAAGATGACAGAAGATGCGCTGGCACTTTTACAGAACATTGCACAGGATGAAGATTTTAGTCCGGAGGAAAGAAAGAATGTTAAGCGGGCACTATATGCACAATTCGCTCACCTTGGCTTTGATTTGGAGAAGGCTCTTGCCCCGAAAGAAGGGATGGGCATGAATCCGGAACAGCCAGTACCAATGAGAGAATGGGCTAATGGTATGGAAAAGGGCAAGAAGGATGTTGCCATGAAAAAAGCACAGGCGGGGAAACAAGTGGCATGATTCTCTACCAGTATAAATGTGAAAAGTGCGGGAATGTATTTGAAGAATTAAAGGAAATAGACCACAGGCATATTGCAACTTGTCCTGTTTGTGGTCAGACTGCATTTAAGACAATGAATGGTTCATCACATAATATTAATTTCTGCCCACACTGGAATTATGATATTGCACCGAAACCTGTTTACCTTACTTCACGAAATAGCATTACAAAAGTAGCAAATATGCTGGGTAATTATTCTGATGTCCCTTTCACCAAGAGGGAAAATGGTGAGGTAAAGATACCTGACAAACAAAGTAAACAGGCATTTTTCAGAGAGTACAGACAAAGGAAAGGAGAATTTTAATGGACTTAGCGTTAAAAAGAGAAGTTGACAGGCAGAACAGAATGAAGAAAGAGGCAAGGGAAAAGAAAGTTGCCCCTGCCCCTAAAAAGAAGAAAGAAGTGAAGAAGGAAGTAAAACCTAAGAAAGAGAAAACGAAATCAGCGTTTTCACCATTTAAGAAAAATAAATAGGTTAGGACAAGTCGAAAAACCTCATTTCCGCATAGGGGGAATGGTGGTCTAGGGGGGAATCATGGGGGCGAAAACAATCGTTGTAACAATGGAAGAAGGAAGTCACAAGCCAATATATGAGTTTGAGGGTGATTGGCTTGGAAGAGAGGTAAAGGTTGTTACCCGCAAAATGTGGGATCAGGGATATAAGAAGTATCAGCAAAGAAAAAGGAAGGAAGCAGAAAAACAAGAAGCGATTAAACCACAAGTAGAGGAAAAAGAAAATGGAACAAGAACAGAGCCGGCAAGAGCTGGCAGAAAACCAGGGCGAAGAAAACATAAACAGTGAGGAAGCGACTTCCTCAGAAGAGAAAAGCGAAGAAGAAAAAGATTTTGAAGCTCTCTATAAAGAAGAAAAAGAGAAAAGAGAGAAGCTGGAAGAGGAAAAGAAACAGTCGAGGGAATTAGAGTTAAAGAGGAAAACGAACCCGCAGCATATTGACTCTATTCGGAAAAGGCGAGCAATGCAGAGAGAGAAGGAATTGCTTAATGCTGCTCTGCCTAATGCTATCAGGTATACTGATGAACAGCTTAATGAGATGACTCCTGCACAGTTAGCACGGGTACTGCAGCAACAGGATCAGCAAGTGATAAACACTGTGGTGAAAAAGATTGGATTAGTGGAAGAGGGGCGGAAAGAGGAAAAGCATGACGAGCAGCTTGCTCGTCTCAATGAGGAATTTCCTGATTGGCTACAGTATCAAGACAGGATGATTGTTCTTGCAGAGGAAAACCCGAATCTGTCACCACGACAGCTATTGGGGATTGCTGCACAAGAGGCTGGTGATGAAAAGACAGTGGACAAATTGCTTGGTAGAAAGCCGAAGGAGGAGAAAAAGAAGGTGAACGAGGAAAAGAAAGCCAAGAATGCAAAAGCGGGGGCGACTCAAAAGCCCTCAATGGCTGCAACTGATACGGTTAAGATTCCCGATAAAAAGATGACACCTGTTCAGGCTGCGGAAGTAGCACTTGAAAAGTTATCTGCGGGAGCTAAATGAAGGAGGATGATGTAAATGGCATTACCTAGTTCAACTTATGAATGGGATACCTATTACACTTCCACCTGGTACAACATCGTTGGGAAAGACCCAATAGACAATATCTTTGACACCAATGCGCTTTTAGTCTTAATGACAAAGAAGGGCAAGGTAAAGAGACAGTCTGGTGGTTCTGAGATTCATATCAATCTGGAATACGGAGAGAATGATACCGTAACGAGTATCGGGCGTGGTGGAGAGGTTTCCCTGGATGATACCGACCCACTGACCAAGGCAATATATTCCTGGAAATATATTGTTGGGAATGTGACAAGGTATTACACAGACGAGCAGGAAAATAAAGGCAAGTCGCAGATTGTTGATATGGCTGCGACAAAGATGGGAAATCTGAAAAGGTCAATGAACAAGTATCTTAATATTGCTCTTTTTGGTGATGGTACGGGGAATGGTGGATTAGACCCATTAGGGCTTGATGCAATCATTCCAGAAGATCCAACTGCAAGTTCTACTACTTGTGGCGGGATTAACCAAGCTATAGAAACATGGTGGCAAAGTCAATACTACGACGCTGGCGGGAGAGCAGTTGAAACGTATCTCTTAACCGACATGAGAGATATGCTTGATAACTGTATTCGTAACGATGAGTCACCCGACATAATCGTTACCGACCAAACCTGTTTGCATTACTACGAAGATGAGACAAACGAGAAGTATGTTATTGTCAATAAGATTCTTGGTGATGCCGGTTTTCAGCATCTTCAGTATAAGGGGCTGCCGATTATATGGGATAGAGAGTGTAAGGCAAGGTCAATGTACTTTGTGAATACTGACTATCTCTACATTGTAAGTAACATGGATAGCGAAGCGAAACTTACAGAGTGGAAGTCAATCCCTAACAAGCTAGACAGGGTTGCACAAGCTGTTTCAGGGTTAAACATTGTAACGTCACAGCGAAGAGTGCAGGGTGTACTCTTTGATATTGGCGAAGCATCGTAATACTCCTTCGGGTCTAAGCCAATAGACCCGTTGAGGTTGCCCATAACTTAAAAGGAGGATTTTAAAATGGCTGTAGTTCACCAAAAAAGAAGCTACTCGTCTGGGAGCAGAGCAGTAGTCCCAGGACACGGGCTGATGGAAGCAAAGGCAACACCAGTAACAAAGCTGGGTTCAATAATTGATTTCGACGATGGAAGGGCATTCAGGATGTCACACTATGTAGCGGATACCACTGCTGCATGGCTGGTGTCGCCTGATGAGAGTGCTTACAGCGTTGCGGAAGTTGACCAAGAACTAACTACGGATTATGTTGCGGGTTCAAGGTCGGTTGAAATGGATTTGGCAGCAGGGGCAAAAGACCTCTATAAAGATGCCTTTTTCTGTATAACCGATGACTCTGGTGAAGGATATATGTATAAAATCAAGGGCAATACAGCCTCTGATGGGACGCATGTAACCTTTACCTTCTATGACCCGATTGTAGTTGCAGTTAGTGCAACATCAGACGTAGCTATCATGTCAAACCCCAACTATGGTTTGCGTGGTTGTGTTCCTGGCACAGACTGGTCACCAACGGGTATTTGCTTGCTTGCTATGGACGTAAGTGAAGCTGCTTATGGCTGGAGGCAGGTAAGGGGGTCAGCACTGGTTGTGGCTGATGCTGCCGCCGCTATTGCGGTTGGAAACCCGCTTTGCCCGTCTACTAACCATGAAGGGGCTGCTATGGTGCTTGCAGAAGCAGACACCAGTTGCGCCAATCTTGATGAGCCTATTGTGGGATATGCAAGATTCCTGCCTGATGATACTGGTCATGTAGGACTTCTGCTCACAGGAGTAGATTAAGTGTTAATTAAAGCACATGGAAGAGTTGCAAAATGTGCATGGTGTGGGGGGGTAATAGATAATCTAACAGCTCGTCCGTTTGGTAACTTCTGTTGCCCCCAGCATCTACTCAAGTGGAAAGAGAGGTTTGACAGGGGAAATATGGTGCGTATTCCTGGCGGTTATTTATCAACCGGCAGAGATACGATCAGGTTTAAAAGAACAAAATAAAGGAGCGAAATATGAAATGGAGACAAAATGGCAAGATGATGGAACCAGAAAAACCAATGGTTTGTTCTAATTGCGGCACACCAATGATTTTAAGGTGGAGTAAGCTGTCGACTCACGGAGATATATTTCGAGAGGTAGCCAGAAGAGAAAAGAATGGCGAAGATATGTCAGAGGCAAGAGCACTCTGGAACGGGAAAAAGAGCAATCTCAGTTATGTAGATGACCAAAGGTGGAAATGTCCGGACTGTCACTTTACTATTATGTTTGGTATCCCCATTTCATTTGACCAATATTGGGAATTATACAAAGCAAGAGGAAAGTTTAAACAGTATCAACCCATTGAACAATGGCTTGAGGACGAAACTATTAAACAACGGCTTCAGGATTTAGGTTATTTCTAACAGAGGAGCGAATTATGTGGAAACTAACTAAAAACGGTCACGAACCAACAAGTCCATTATGGTGTCCTATTTGTAAAATGAGGGGGCATGATAAAGAAATGGTGTTAAGGTGGTCAAAAATTCAACCCCATGAAGATATTGCAATGGAGTTGTTTTTTCGCAGGCCAGATAACGAGAGGTCAAAATATTTGTTATCAATCTTTGATGAAGTAGAAATGCCATCATGGGTAAATGATATGGCATGGAAATGTCCGACATGCGATTACTGGTGTGTGTTTGGTGTCCCAATGAAAAAAGAGGATGCTGAACGCATAAGAAAAGAAGAAAGAAATGGGTGTACTACCTTCGTTCCGATTGAGGAATGGTGGCAGGATGCCATTATAAAAGACAGGCTCAGAAATCTCGGCTACTGGTAGTCGGGTATCCTGCAAGGGAGGATAAAATGGGTTTAAGAAGGGCGGTTTTAGAAAAAGTATTTTGTGTAAAGACAACTAATGGCGCATTTTCAGATGCGGACATAGTGACATTTTCAGCGGCTACAAAAATAACACAATCACCTGCAAGAAAAGGTCAGTTGCTGGTTTATACAGCATCAGCGGCTGTTAGTAAAGTTTATCTGGCAATAGCAGCGACAGGAACAAAGACCGCAGCATGGTTAGATATAACCCCGTAACGGAGGTGTGCCATGACACTGAGAGCTTCCTTCGTTACGAATGTGCTGGCAACTATTGATAAAAGCGGTACCACTTCCTACCAGGGGGTAACGCTTGAAACGTTAGCGCAGAACGCTTATGCAACAACTTTGAGGCGGCTGGCAAGGCAAAGGAATTGGGCTGACTTGCTGGACGAGGATACGTCCACTACTACAGTTGATGGGACTGAAACGGTTTCTTTGCCTGGTCTTACCAATCGTATATTCAAGGTAATATGGGAAGATGGCAGTAATAGTAGCATCATAGTTGGCAAATCGGCCAGATGGTTTGATGCCAGATTCCCTTATCCTTCCAGTTTAGGAACAGCTGTCCCTACCTTTTACAAGAGAGTTGGCTCAACCCTTACTCTTGCACATCCCCCTAATGCAGCAAAGACATTAAGAATATTCAGAAGTATCTGGCCTACGGCTGATGGAACAACTGAGTGCCAGCTACAAAATATGGATGATGTAATTGAAGCTGGTATGGTTGCAGAATTATATCATAAGCTGTCGCTGGATTCAGAGGCAAATACATGGTGGGCAAAGTTCAAGCAGGAACGGGATGAGGCGTGGGCAAATGATAGCAACAATCCTGATATGTGTGTTGTAGCGAAGCCTTTTGGTGGTGAAGCACCATATTCAGGGGAATACTGGAAAAACCCCTTCTATTCACAGGATGATTAAAATGAAAGAACTGAAACAGTTATCTAAATGGGAAATTCTCTTTGGTGTAGGCGTAGTTCTATTGTTTGTATCGCTTATGTTGCACGTCTACTTTAAGCCTATCTATCCGAAATCCACGCTGGATGCCATGAAGCAGTTGACCGAAGGAAAGACTGCTTATGCTTTCTTCTATGATAAAGAGCCGATGGGGACGCGGAGTATAAAAGACTCTGACCAGATTATAAGGGCAAATGAACATAGTCTGTATCTTCACTTTAGTGTAGAACACAATATGACACCTGCTACTTATTCTGGTTCTACCAGCTATGGTGAGTCTGGCGATTATGGGCATCATAAGGAAGGGTCTGCAAGGGTAACGTGGAGTGCAGAAGCACCTGCATCTGATGAAGAAGGCAGGGTGTGGGTTGATGAAGATACCTATATCGTTCAGGTTGCTGATTCGGGTCAAGTATGGCGAAACATGACAACGGCAGAAGTGGTAAGTGCAAGGGGTTCTGAGTCTGATTTAGATGCCCGTTTAGATGTGGAGTTAAATGAAGATGGTACGTTAAAAGATGCCCTGCCTGAATCTGGCGGCACAATGACTGGTAACATCAACATGGGTGGATATAGGGTGCTTATGGCGGCTACACCGCCTACTTCTGGCAGGGAGTTGGCAACAAAGTCCTATGCGGATAGCATTGTTGGTGCTGGTGGACTTCATGCTGCCTCTCATACAGATGGAACGGATGATATTCAAAATGCCACTAATTCTCAGAAGGGTTTAATGACTGCGGCTCAGGCCACAAGTCTTGAAGCTAGTATTATTGTGTATCAACCAAAAAATTATCTTAGTGGTTCTGTGACAGACGGTATCCAAGAGGCTATTGATGCCGCTCATGCTGCTGGTGGAGGGACTGTGTGGTTGAGTGCTGGCCATTACACTATTGATGTTGATGTTGATTTATACTCAAATATTATTGTGGCTGGTGATGGATGGAGTACTGTAGTACAAGCAACCTCTACTTCAACACTCGACCTTGATTTGGAAGGGGATAGTGGAATTGATACGTCTGTGGCTACTGCAACAATTAATACGTCCCTTGTAGATTTGACTACCACAGCAAGTGCAGGAAATTTTAGTGCGGGCGATTTAGTCCGTATAGGTAATACGAGTGGATATAATGATTGTTCTTGGTATATTGTAGAAAGTACTTCTGTTAGCGATGGATATGTTAATTTTGGGTCTAATCTTCTAATGACCTATGATATTACCCCAACGATGGAGATAGTAACTCCCCTAGAAGGTGTTGTCATTAAGGATATTAGTTTTAAAAATGTGCGTGTTCATGGCAATTTGGCTTCTGAAAATAGTATAGAAAACTGTAAGTTTGATGTTACCTCGGATGAGGGGATATTCTTTGAATACAGTGTTAATAATTTTATTACTGGGAATACATTTTATGATTGCGGCGATCACTCAATATATCTAAGTAGAGTAACGGGTTCTTATGTGGCTGGCAACAAGTTCTACGAGGTAACTGGTGCTGCCATATATGCTAATTATGGATGGCTAAACAATGCGAGTAATAATGTTATTCGTGGTTCTAGTTCTCGCGGGATACGATGGGCATTGAATGATTATGGTACTATTTCAAACAACCTGATAGAGTCTATTGTTGGAGACGCTATATGGTTGACAAACACTTCCACGTCCAATAGTATTGTTGGCAATTCTTGTCCGCTTGGAGTAATAGATAATGATAGTACACATAATAGAGGTGCAGGAAATGTTTACTCTACTTGTGAAGATTGTACTTGGAATTAGTTTGCTATTTGTGAGTTTATCCTTTGCAGAGCCGTTTTACGAGCAGGAATACACAAATGCAAAGGTAACAATAGAGATATGGCCAATAAAGAACACTTGGTGGAACATTGCGAATATGCCTTTGTATGTCATAACTTGTTTTGTTGGGACAAGGACAGATGGTGCGGTTGAAACCATTATACTAAAATCTATACCTTTAGAGTTTTATATTTGGTCAATAACAACGGGCACAACAACCACAACCATGAAGAACTATGCCAGAGATAACTGAACAGGACGTAAAGAGAATAATTCAGGAAGAATTAAGAAGGTTTCAGCATAATGACTTGATGGATATGCCACAGCAGGGGCATGTGAACCGTGACCATGATGGCAGGTATCATAGAAAACATAACACTATTTATTTAGACATTGGAAGTGCGATTGTGTTTGGGGATCCAGGCACTAATGGTAATTTTAGGATTGTGATTCAGGGTGGTTATCTTGAGGTACAGGTTCGTGATAGTGGTGCTTGGGCTTATCGTGGCAGGTGGGCACTTTAATAATGTGGGTGCGTATCAAGTGCCAACATTACAGGTTGATGATTTGACAAGTTGCCTTAATGTTCAGACTGATGCAGATGGTGTGATGACTTGTGGACCTGCTGGAACTGGTGGTACGGGAAATATGACATGGCAGGTTTATGACACAGACCATAATGGAACGGTTGATTATTGTGAAGTTGCCTTAGATGTCCAATGCTCTAATTGCGTCGATGCCTCAGATGTGGCGGCAGATGTAGCTACTCAGGCTGAATTGGATGCTTTGGACTTAGATGATGTCTGTGATGTAGGGAGTACGACTAATAATAGGATAACGGTAGATGGTGTTACTATTACAGATGGTAATGATTTAATAATGGATGATATGATATTAAGTGAATCTCAGGTTACTGTGGCAAGAACAATTAATTTCCCTGATGAGAGTGGGACTATTGTTACTACTTATAGAACGGGGAATATTTTTAATTCTCCTGACGAGGGAAATGTTTTAAGAGGAACAAAGAGTGGTAAGACGGCGTGGTCAAATGTTTTAGCTCTTGGAGTTGATGGACAAATAAGAGCGTCCAATATACAAATAAGAGGAGGAGATGAGGGCGATGAAGATGCATCCCTAGTACTATATGAAGGTGGTAGTGGAACAGAATATTATAACAGATTAATAGCTTCCAACCCAACTGCTTATCGTATTAACTATCTACCAGATGAAACAGGAACAATTCTAACAGATGCTTCCACTTCTCCTTGGGACTTGGATGATGTTTGTGATGTTGGGAGTACGACTGACCAGGGTATAACTGTTCTTGATCTTGAAGTTTCTACTCCAAACGCAATTTATAACTTATCACATGACAGTTTTGCAGATTTCACAACCGCTGAGCATTTCACTATGTTAGATGAGGATATGTTATCATCTGATGATGCCACTAAGGCAGCCACACAACAAAGCATTAAGGCATACATAGCATCTGCCTCTGCTTCAATAGATGAGGCCGATGAGATTACTATGGAATATGCCACAAGTTCCTCCTATAATAACGTACAGGAATGGTCAAACATGGTTCAATCTGCTGGCTTATTGGTTGGGGGAACACTGTCTGATAATGGAGATGGTTCTCTTAGTGTGGCTGGTGGTTCGGGATTTGCGAAAACAACGGATTCTGAAACTGGTATCACTACATTCATAACTTGGGCAACTGACAACTCCGTCTCTCTTACGGATAACGCAAAAAACACTGTGTATATTGATTATAATGGAGGAAGCCCCTTTGTTGAATCTACCACTACTCCATCTGCCACCATTGATCACACAACCAAATTTCCAATTGGAGCAGTTTGGAGGAATGGAACAACCTTACATATAGTTAATGCAGGAACGAGGATATATAATTGGGCAAGGAGAGGGCATAGGAGAGCCAGGGAATTAAGGAAATATGAGAGGGCTAGTGGATTAGCATTATCAGAGACGGGGACGAGGAGTATTGCAACAACTGCAGGGGTTGTGTATGCTGGTTATGATAGATTAACATTGGCAGAAGTTGATACATCCGATGGTGATACATTTACAGCTTATTATAGAGATGCGGGTGATAGTTGGACAACGGTAGAGGATCAAACACAGATTGATAATGTAAAATATGATGATGGGGATGGGACATTAGGGGATGTTGCCAATAATAAATATGGAGTACATTGGGTTTATTTAGACAATGATGGGCATTTACTTGTTCAATATGGACAGGGGAGTTATAAGTTGGCTGAGGCAATAGAGGCAGGAGTTCCACCTGCCCCAGAATACTTAAATGATTTTGCTATTATAATTGGCAAAATTATTATTTTGAGAGATGCACCATCCTTTACAAGTGTTTTATCTGCCTTTGTTACACAGTTTGAAATGAATGTATCTGTAAATCATAATGACCTTGGGGGGATACAAGGAGGAACAAATGATGAATATTACCACTTAACCTCTGCCGAACATACTGGTTTTTTCAACAAAGACGTACATGATTCAGATGATATAACAGAAGGTACTTCGCATTATTTTGATGATGATGGAGTAGATGCTAACACTAATGCTGACACAGAATGTTCAGGAGATACTACTTATTATAGTGGTGAAGGGAATTGTAATGATTTAGATAATCAATATGTTGAATTAACAGATAGTGTTGGTGTCGTTGCAGATGTAGATACCACAACAGACCCACCAGAGCGGGATGATGTTTTGAAATGGAACGGCAATAATTGGGTAGCTGCTGCTTATGATTATTCATTTGTATTTGATTTTGATACCTTTAGTGATGGACAGTCCTCACCACAGTTGCTCGGTAGTGGGATATGGAAAGATATTGGAGCTATTACTTTTACTGCCTCATATTCAAACGGCCCACCTACAAGCTGTGTGATTACCATAGCGGGTGATTTTGATGGTGGAAGTGGAAGCGGTTGGACAGATGATGAACTGGAAATGGATGATGGTGATAAGACTTCTGAAAGCACAGATGAAGCCACTAACTACCCAGATGATTCAGGGGATACGATTTCATTTAATGCTGTAGCTGATACTTTAACTCCAGATAGTAACGATTACCAGGTAACATTCTATAATTATTTTATTCATGATGACTTTGCTTCTAACAATGGGTTTGATGATGGTGATTTAGATACTATCGCAAGTGGGGGTACGCAGATTGTTACATCTGACCATACCAGAACATTTACTCAATCTATCGGTGATTCAAACTACTTAGTATTTGCTCATAGAAAAGCAGGGACAACGGTAACTCAGGTAAGATGTGGTACAGACAGTAATGCCTTAACCGTTGCCATGAACAAGAATGATGCTACGGCAGTGACACCTTTAAAGGAAACTGTTAGCCACTCTAATGCAGCCAACAACCCTAAGACCGAGGATTTTTATGTCTATGCCAGCAAGGAACAAAATATAGATGCTCATTCGAGTTCGTTCACTACCCTGACAAGCTCTACTGTCTCTAATTACCTAAGAGCAGGACTTGATGACCAAAACACAGGCTGGAGCAATGCAGATTTCTTAGCATTAACTTATAAATATGCCAGTACCTCAGATGAAACAAGAACAACTTCATCCTTAACCCCTGGGGCGAACGATTATCTTGTTTATATGTATCCTGATGGATGGGGAAATTTAACGGTTGGAACGGATTATGAAACCGATGGTCATGGTACATCTTTCTTGTTCGATGGCGTAACGGCAGCAATGGCCTATGAAGGACTTAATAACTGCACCAATGAAGTAGGCTTTCAGGATTCCTACAGAGTGTATGTGTCCACAGGCAAAGACTATGGTAGTGGGTCCGGGACTTTAGTTGGTGGTTCGGTACAAACTTTGAATCCTATATACTATGGAAAAACAACCGATGCAAGTGGCTATAATGAGGCAGATGTAGAGGGATGTGCAAATTCCACCATTTCAAATGATTACACACAGGTATGGGATGCAGTAACCCTTGGTTCGGGAGAATATGGATTATGGTGTTTCCCAAAGAGGATGGGGTCTAAGGGAGTTGAATATACGTTCTGGGATCATGACACGGGATTTGGATTTGATTTTCAGGATGCTGAAACGGTTAGTGTAACAAACTACTCAAATTGGACTGAAGATTATTATGTGTATAGGACTACCAATTCTAATTTAGGAACTATTACGGTCGAAACGAAATGAAAAGATTAATCATCATTCTTATACTTTTAATATGTGTACCTGTTTATGGAGATATAGAGTTAACAGGGAAAGTAGCTCCGAAAAACGATGGCTTTACGGGGATAGTGGATGCAAGCCAAGTATTAGGTGGAGGGGGTAGTGGAGTATTGCCAGATGCGTGTTTTGATGATGTATGGATTAATGTAGATGGTGGCACTTTGGAGATACCAAATAGCACTTCTCTTCCAGCCAGTTGTAATGATGGCGAGATATATATGGATACCGATGCAACAAGTGGGCAACAGATATATGGTTGTGAAGGTGGTGCTTGGGTATTGCAAGGTGATGGCGGTGGCGGAGGTGGCGGAGATAATATTACTGTTAATGGTTCAGCCGCAGATACAACGGCTAATTTTAAAGACGGTGATATAGATTTTACTTTAGTTGATGGTGGAGCTGGTGGCCCTGATGATGTAACGGCTACAGTTGATTGTTCTGGTTGTATAGATGCAACGGATATGGGAACAGATAGTGTTAGTGCGGATGAACTAAATGCCACTGGTGTAGAGGCTGAATTAGAGGGTGTGATGGATTTACAGGACATGCAAGGAGCAGTTACAGATGGGCAAGTTCCTAATGATATTACTATTGACTTATCAACTTTGGCAACAAACTTCACCTGTACTGATAATGAATCTACAGATGAGAATAATACAATAGTTTTTGTTGATGGAGCTACTGGCTCGCAAGGAGCAGAGACAGATGGGGATTTTTATTATAACCCTTCAACTGGAGTGGTAACTGCAACGGGATTCGCTGGTGCGTTAACGGGGAATGTTACAGGTAATTGTTCTGGTTCTAGTGGAAGCTGTACTGGTAATGCTGCAACGGCAACTGCCTTAGCTACTGATGGCACAGACTGTAATGCTGGTTATGCTGCAAGGGGTATTGATGCAAGTGGTAATGCTGAATTGTGTTTTGATGTATGTACCCAGGCTGAACATGATGCAGAGGATGAATGTAGTGAAATATCTGGGTGCTTAACAACTATTGATATTTCAGAAAATACCAATCTAACTGGTGGCAAGTATCTTACCTTAACAGGTGATGATTTATTGTTGGATGAAAAGATAGCTACCGTTGGACATCATATTACATTGGAAGACCCAAGCACAAGCGATACAGCTATTGTGAGGTTGGCATGGGCGTATGATGTGTCTGTTACAAAAGTGAGTTGTTCTACCGACATGGGAACGGCTACAATACAGTTTGATGAACGTGGAGAAACAACACCCAATACTAGTGGGACTGATATTCTAAGAGCGGCCTTGGTATGTGATACCGATTCTCAAATGACTCTTGATTTTTCAAATACGGGGATAGCTGCTTTTTCAACTGCATCAATGGATGTTGATGCTGTGTCTGACCCTGCTCCCAATCAAGTAATAATTCATGTATGGGTGGTGAAAGATGATTAAATACATTCTTCTAATACTACTATTTACTTCTACAGCAAGTGCTCAAAATATATTAGACGTGCCCACACAATTAAAGTGCATGAAGGAAAAAATCTTATTTCATAGAAAAATACCAGAAAGCAAGGTCTTTATACATAATGAAGTATCAAAGAAAATGGAAGAATGGAGTTTGCCCGAACATGTACATTATTTATATATCTCTGATAAGAGAGTTATGGATGAAAAAGGTGAGATTGTTTCTAAGAGAACCAAAAACGCGCGATTCTTTGAAGCGGGTAGAGCTATAAGTGGAAAACAGGAGTGGAAAGCTAAACTTTACACAGGTGAACCATTTTATCATAATAAGGAATCAAACACATGGTATCTCACAGAATCAGATATGATTACACCAGGAGAATATGAGAGACAAACCAGGTTAAGTTGGTGGGAAAAATTGGGGATAGCTTATGCTGCCAGTGGTGACCCAATTTATTCAGGTGCAGGTGATGGTCATATTTATAGATATTTAGACTGTGGGTATGTTAATTGTTGGGATACCATCCACGATTACACATCTGGTACTCCAAACCATACTGGTAATAATCTTGAAGTAATAGCAAGAAATGATATGCACGGTTCTTACGAGTGGGAACATTGGATTTACAGAGGGTTCTTTCCAGTAGATACATCCGGCCTGCCAGATGATGCAAACATTACCTCTGCTACAATGAATTTGTATTGTACTTATAAATTTGGTAGTTGGGAGTTTAGACTAGTTGAAGCTACTCAAGATTTAACATGGATGTTAAAAACTACTGATTATGATGAATGTGGTGCGGTAGATGACCCTACTGCTTTAGCAACTGATATTGCACTTACGGCAGGTCAATATAACGTATGGACGCTTAACCAAACCGGATTAGATTTAATTGATGTTGAGGGTTGGACAAAATTTGGATTAAGGGAATGGAAATTTGATGGAGATGACGTTGAGCCTGGGTACAATCAAGTTTCAAGGGGAACGTTTAGTTCCAGCGAGCGTGCAGGAACAGAACAAGACCCATATCTGGAAGTAGTTTATACGATTGGTGGAGAAGCAGCAGCAAGAAGGATAATGTTATATTAAGGAGGAAGCAGATGGCTGAAAAGAACGGCACTACGAAGCGGGTACTGATTAGTATTATTATTACACTTGGGACACTTCTTTTGGGATATAGCGTAACTTTTATCAGCTACAACTATGCAGAGGATGCGAAAAGAGATGCCAGGATAGAGGAAGTAAAAAGGATTATTTCAACATGCAAAGAGGTTGATGCTACGCAGACCGCCAACATTGAGGCCATTAAGGATGACATAAAAGAAACAAAGGATGACGTAAAGACAGTTATGCAGGATGTCAGGGATATTAAGCATTTGCTCATACAGATAAACAGAAAATGAGGCATTCATGGCAATGGCCCAAAAGAAAATTTATGATAACCATATCGTTTGAAACAATCAGAAAGATTTGGGAGTTTTTTATTAATCTTACAAAGGGAGAGAAGAAATGAAAACAATAATCATAAACCTGATACTGAAAGCGTTACAAAAGGTTCTTACGCCAGATATGTTAAAGGCTATTGTGAAACAAGGGCTGGAAGCATTGAAAGAGTATGCGGCTGGGACAGAAAACGAGTTTGATGATAAGCTGGTTGCCTGGTTAGCTGATTTTATTATTGAGGCATTTGACCTTTAATGACTAAGCACAGATACATAATCATTCATCATTCGGCCACTAAGGATGGGGATGTTGTAGACTGGCAAGCTATCAGGAGGTATCACAAGTCTTGGGCGTATCAGGGGAAGATCATAAAAGAAGCTGATGCAAGAAATCTGATAGCAGAGGGGAAAGAAGTAAAACATCCTTGGTATGATACGGGTTACAACTTTGGCATTGAGAAAATCAATGGTGAGATAGAAACACTGGTTGGTAGGCCGCTAACGTTTGTTGGCGCTCATACTAAGG